CGCCGTCCGCTCAACCGCATTGTCAAGGGTTGCCTTGACCTTACCTGTTCGTACCTGTTCGACTTCATCCCAAGATTCCGTTTCCGATGGCCTCCCATGCGGGTGCTCACCGAGACGGAACATCAGCAGGTGTTGGACGCCGAGAACAACCGGATACTCTCATGGTACGATCGAGGCTTGATGACCTCCCAGATCGCCGAGGACGAAGCGAAGAAGAAGGGCATTTTTACCACGGACATCAAGGTTCCCTTGAATCCGGTTCCGCCCAACGGCCCGGAGTCTGTGTCACCTCCCACGGCCGCAATCCCGACCGTGACCAAGGCGAATGGGAAGGCCCCCAAGAATGCTCCGGCTAAAAGATAGCTATTGGCTCCCGATCCATCAGGAGCTCCAAAACTTCATTTGGCTCAACCTGTTCGACCCGATCTTTGACACCCTGAAGATCCGAAAGCCCTTTGAAAACGCCCGGGTGACCGCCCTGGTCCAAGCCATCGAAGAGGGCCGGGTGAACTACGACAACGGGGTTTTCTCCGGGTCCTTCGATATCCGAACCTCCCGGGAGCTTTCCGAATTCGCCACCTTCTCGCCGGTCGGAAAGACCTGGGTCGGTCTCCCCCCCCCGGAGATTGCCGCCGCCGCGCTCAAGAGCAAGGCCGCCGCCGAATGGATAAACATCAAGATCGCCAAACTTATCCCGGAGCTAGACGCCAAAGTAAAGACGGCCATCAAGGCCCTACGCTTTCCTGTCAACCCACTTATTCAGGTTCTCGCCGGTGACGCCGCCGAGAGTATCCGGGGCTTGGCCGTCATGCCCGACTACACCCCGGGGGCCGTGGCCCGCCTCGCCGACGAGTACAACGACGCCCAGCGGTTCAACGTGCAGAACTGGTTTCCCGAGGAGATCCAGCGACTCCGGGACGCCATCGAAAAGAACGTCACCAGCGGCTACAACATCCGGGAACTTGAAGCTCTGATTTCCTCCGAATGGGAGGTGAGCCAGAACAAGGCGCGATTCCTTGCCAGGCAGGAGACAAGCCTTTTCGTTTCCAAGATCCGCGACGAGCGCTACCAGTCGGCCGGAATAGTGGAGTACATTTGGATGTCTTCGAACGACGCCCGATGCCGAGAGGCGAACAAGTACGGGGGACCCGCTCACGGCCCGGGCGGCCCGCTTCACGGGAAGAAGTTCCGCTTTGACGATCCTCCGGTCTCCGGGACACGGGGCGAACGTGAAAACCCAGGCGTTCCGTTCGGTTGCCGGTGCATTGCGCGTCCAGTGTTGCCAAGCCGGTAACTTGACAATTCGCGTGAAAAGGTTTTTCGTGGGTGAGAGTAGCTTGCGAACGTAGGGGATGAGATGGGAACCGAGCCGAGACGTTACCGCGCCCGTCACATTGAACCAGGCGTCATTTCGTATGAAGATGTCGGACAGGGCCTTGTCTTGGTCGGGCGTGCAGCCCTTGACCGCATGCGTCCGTCCTTCGTCGGCATGCCAGTTTTCAACTTTGTCCACAAAGACATTGAGGCCGAAGAGGCTTTCGATTTCGAGAATGCGGCGAAAGAAACCATGGCAGTCGGAATCATTTCGGATGTTGGCGTCGGGGATGATGGATGGGACTGGGCCGAAATGCTGATCTGGGACGAAGAAACCCAGACCAACATCGACGAAAAGGGTTTTTTGGTTTCCTGCGCTTATGATGTCCTGAAGTCCGACGGTCCTGGTAAACACAACGGGGTCGACTACGACGAGGAAGTCCTTGATGGAAAGTACGTTCACATGGCAATCGTGGACAATCCCCGGTATGAGGATTCGACAATAGTTCGGAACGCAAAAGGAGGCCAGACCGTGGCCGACAAACCGAAAAAGGGCTGGGTTTTCTTCGGTGGAACCAAGAAGAACGCCGAGCCGACCGATGAAGAGAAGGCGAAGAAGATCGCCGACGACAAGGCCGCAGCGGACTCCGCCAACGCCAAGAAAAACGCCGACGAGGGATTGAATACCGAGGGCGGAGAGGGAGAGGCCTACTGCGTCATCGACGGCAAGAAAATCCCCCTGTCCGAAGTCCTGGCCGCCGTGGAGCAGGCCGAGGATGAGCCCCAAGAAAACGCCGTGGGCGATGCCGACGAGGTTACCTCCCCCAGCGGGAAGAAGTACACCGGCGCCGAACTCATGGCGGCCTACAAGGCCAAGATGGGCGGGACAGCCGAGAACGCCGTTCCCGAGGTTGAGACTGAAGTCGTTAACCCCGAGGCGACGGTGAAGAAGAACGCCCAGGGTCAGGTGGTCGAGCAACCCAACGCCCACTTTGCCAGCGTCAAGAAGAATGCCGCGAAGGCTCCGGATGCCCCCGAGGGCCCCCGACCCGCGACCAAGTCCGACCGACACGCGGTTGGCAAAGAACGTTACGGCTCTGCCGTTCCCGGAGGTAAGTGACCATGGCTTTTACTTCGTTCGCCGCTGGGGCCAACAACCCCAACCAGTTTGCGCAATCCGCGCTTCCCGGTTCGCTCGACCTTCAGTCGAACCCGAACCCCGAGGTCGTGACTTGCCGCCTGAACCCCTCGTCCACCTACACGACCGGAATCCCCGGCGCTGTACCCCTCAAGCTGGTAGACCTGGGCGGTTCCGATACCGACGGCGTTCCCATCGTGGACGTTGCCGACGCCCTGACTGACCAGACCTTCGGCGTCTCGGTGCTGTCCACCAAGGTCGGCTTGACCCTTCCCGGGGATACCGTCCAGGTGGCTGCCAACGGCGCCATCGTCAGGATGGTCTCGACGGCGGCTATCAACCGCGGTCTCCAGGTCATCACCAATGCCACCGTCGGCGGCAAGGTACAGACCATCGTCGGAAAAACCGGCAAGGTTCTCGGCCTGACCTTGGACAAGGCCACCGCTGCGGATCAGGTGATCCGTATCAAAATCTTGTGCGATGGGACCACCCTGAGGAGCGTGTCGTCGTGAGAAAACTTTTTACCATCTTGATGGTCTTCACCATGGGCTTGATCGCAGGCGTGGTGGACCTGGCGGCCAACGTCGGGAATTCCGTCGTTTCGGCCATGCAACGCCTTGAGGTCGGACGGGTGTTCGACTTCTCGTCCATGCGCTTCTACAACCGCCAGGCCCGCAGGGTCGAGGGTTGGACCTCTCAACTCGTCGGCAAACGTCTGTACAACGCCAAAGACCTCATGCCCGGAATGGGAAAGAGTCTCGGGCTTCCCACTTACTTGGGACCCCACCGACTCTTGAACGCCAACGGCGATATCGACGTTACCGGTACCGGGTTCCAATACATCATCGACAATCTGTCATACATCCGGGCCTCCGTCATCAAGCAAAAGTTCTACAAGATCCCGGTAGCCGACTTCATGACCGTCGACGTTGGGGAAGCTCCCTGGGCCTCGGAAGTTATCCAGAACCTCACGTTCCAGAACGGTGGAGACTTCTACGATGGAGACATGAACCAGGGCCAGGGCGGACAGCGTCTTTCCTCGGTTGACGTGAGCCTGGGAAAAGTCAGGATGCCCACCCAGATTTGGGCGAAGACGACCCCTTGGACTATCATGGAGATTGCCCAGGCCGCGGCCTCTTCGAAGTGGGACATCATTTCCGACAAGCTGGAAAGCCTCAAAACCAACTGGGATTTGGGTATTCAGCGCACCGGGTTCCTGGGGCATAAGCAGATTGCCAAGATCACGGGGTTGCTCAATAACGGCAACGTGACCATCAACACCAGCCTCTTGCCCACCACGCTTTCGAAGATGACCAGCGCCCAGTTGGCCACGTTCATCGGGACGGCTTTGGCTACCTACTTCTCGAACTCGAACAGCACCGAAGCCCAGCCCAACCGGCTTGTTATTCCGATGAGCGACTACCTGGGATTGCTCCAGCCCTTCGCTTCGGGCTTCCCAGTGAACTCGCGTCTGGAATACCTTTTGAACGCCTTCAAGGCCGCTTGTGGTCCCGACTTCGAAATCAAGGGCCTGGCCTACTCTCAGGCGGCCCAGAACCTCGACGCCGGTATCGGAAAGCAGCGGGCGGTTTTGTACAAGGACGACCCCGAAGTCTTGAAGTTCACCATCCCGGTTGACTTCACCCTTCTCGAGGCGGCTTCCTACAACAAGATCAACTGGGAGCAGGATGCCTACGGGCAGTATTCCGGCGTCTTGGTGACTCGGCCCAGGGAAGTCCTGTACATGGATGTTCAGACGAGCTAGGGGATGAAACTTTCTCTCGTGGGGAGGGGCCCCGGGTGGGAACGGGCGATAGCTGATGAAGAGGAAGGTCGCGCCATTTGGTGTGTCTCAACCGTCTTTCGGGAGCTTCGTTCCGTCGATGTCCAGCCCACCCGGGTGTTCCAACTCCACGAGAGAAGCCTTTTTGAGCCTTGGCTATTCGAAGAGCAAAACCGGGTTGTGCTGATGAAGGCCGACCCGGAATTCGATTGTGCCAAGGTTCTACCCGCCGAAAAGCTTCTGTCCATCTTTGGGGGCCACTTCGGGTCCTCTTTCGCTTGGATGTTCGCCCTGGCCCTCATTGAGGGCTTCACGGACATCTCGATTCATGGAATCCACCTTGCCCAACAGAGCGAATACGGGAGCCAGCGCGACACCTTTCACTGGTTCGTCGGGGTTGCTCAAAGCAAGGGAATCAAGGTCAACATTGATGAGGACTCTGGTGTGTTCATCGCAAACCAGGCCTACGAATTCAAAGGGGTTTACAATGGCAAGAACTGAAAAACTCGACGTTCACAATCAGGGGAGTCGGACCTACCACGTGCCCAACCGGACGGTGGACAAGGATGGCGTGGTTTCGGAAGGACAGCCTTTCGAACTCAAGGGCGGGACCACGATGGCCTTTGACAAGGAAATCGCCGAGGGGCTCATGAAGTCCTACCCCCGGGACCTGATCAGCCCCGACAGCCTCCGCTCTGCCCCGGCTTCCCAGGGTGACTCCGACCGCCGGAAGGAGATCGAACGGCTCCAGGACGTGGTCAAGGAACTCGAGGGCAAGCTGGCTGCCAGCGTGGCCGAGGTCGACCGCCTGAACGCTGGTATCCTCGAATTCCTCAAGCAGGATCCGAACAAGCCCGCCCCGGATACCAACCCCGTGGTCGTCGCTCAAAAAACCCTGGCCAAGCCCGCCCCGGCGGAAAAATGATCACGATCACGGTGGCCGATTTCAAAGCATATTTCTCCCGTGGGCAGTTTGCCTATGGGACCGTACTGCCCGCCGTGCTCGACGCCGACATAACCAAAGCCATCGCCGAGGCCTCGGGCGTGTTCAACTTTGGCCTCTACCCCACGGACGCCATAGGAATCCAGGCCCTCGAGTACCTGACCGCGCACTTCCTGCAGGGCACTCTCGACGCCACTGATTCCCAGGGGCAGGCCGAGGGAATCCAGTCTGCGCGGTCCGCCGGTGGGATTTCCGAGTCCTTGGCCATTGCCCCTTGGATGCTTGAAGGCGAGTACGCGCTTTACGCGACAACTTTCTACGGTCGCCGGTGGCTGACGATTTCCAAGCCCTATGCCGACGGCGCCGTGTTCGCTATCGGGGGGGCTACTACACCTTGAAAACCAACTGGAGTCTTCTTTTCAGTCATCCTGGATGGGTTGTTCGTATTTGGTGGCTCAATCGTAAGGGGAAAAGAGGTTGAGTCACGAAACCATCGGGGACAGCTACATCGACGCGGACTTCTCAGTTCTGGACAAGATGCTTGCCGGTCTGGGAAAGGGCCATTTCGTCGACGTTGGAATCCTGGGGGAAAAGGGTTCGAAGACCGAGGAGGGCGGGGCAACGGTGGCCATGATCGGAGCCGTCCATGAGTTTGACATGAAACATCGACGATCCTTTATTAGAATGCCACTGCAAACCCGTCAATCTCAAATTCAAAAGGATGTAGAGGGTCGCTTTGCTGGCCACCTTGAGCGCGGAGATGTTGCCGCGATCTTTACAGACATCGGGATTTCCGCAGAGGCTCAGATTCAGGATGCTTTTAACACAGGAGGCTTCGGAACCTGGACTGATATTTCCCAAGAAACCAAAGACCGAAAAGGTTCTGACGAAATCCTGATCGACAAGGCCATTCTTCGGAAGTCCATCACCAGCAAGGCCGGGATAGCGGGATGAGAGTCCCCTACCTCGGAGGAGCCTTGAAAGGTTGGACGGCCCCTACTCCTGTCAGAGATGTCACCCAGACCGTCGTAGATCACGAAGTTGTCGAGATTGCCACGGACCTAACTTTGGATATGAACGCCCAGCCCATGCCACCTTCTCAGGTCAACCGAAAACCAGAGGAACAGAGAACGTGGCTTTGGTGGACATTCATCATCAGAGGGTCCGTACCTTCGACCGTTCTCAAGGTTGACAGTGTGGTCTTTCTCAAGGGTAAGACCTTCCGGGTTCAATCGGGCCTGAGGGACTGGACGACCAGCGGGTTTTCAATCTGCGAGGCCATCGAAGACTTCACCCCTCCGCCCTCGGTGCCTTCGTCATGAGCGTGATTTTCAAGGAACCTGACAAGATCCTCGCCGACATCATCACCGTCTTTATGGGCCTCGACCCGACCAGGGTGGTTTCCTACGATGAAAACTGGGACCCACCCAAAGACCAGGGGATCTACGTCACCATCCAGACTGACCCCACCGACATCCTGGGAGTTTCCCAAAAGTTCGATCCGGCCACGGGTACCGAGGAATCAAGCCTTTCGGCTTTTCAACGGTTGACGGTGAACATCACCAGCCGGGACCGGACGGCGCTCCAAAGGAAAGAGGAAGTGGTCATGGCTCTGACTTCGACCTACTCCCAGCAGCAACAGGAACTACAACAGTGCCGCATTTTTCGAGAGGGTCCCATCCTTGACCTATCGTTCATCGAAGGACCAAGGGCCTTGCACCGATATCAAATTCCGGTCAAAATCACTTTTGTGAAGACCAAGACGACGAGCATCCCTATGATTCAGCCAAACCCCGCTCCCGAAATCCAGGAGGACTCCTAGCATGTCTCAAATTACCATCGACCGGGTAGTCTCGGTCTCTTTGCTTGCTTCCCCCCAAGGCCTGGCCAACGCCAACACTTCGGCCCTGGCTATCATCACCGATGAGGTTCCCATCGCCGGGGCGTCCTTCGGTGACTTCGGCATTTACTACGGTCTGAGTGCCGTTGTCTCCGACTGGGGCTCCAATGCCGACGTGGTCCGCCTGGCGGCCCAGGTCTTCAGCCAAAGCCCCAACCCATTGAGCGCCCGGGGCTTCCTAGTCATCATCCCCCGTAAGCAGTCCAACCCGGCCCAGGCCGCCGTGGTCCTCGGGAGTGGACCGGTCGACTTGACCTTGCTCACGGCCCAGGACTACAAGCTGAACTTTGGCCACGATTCCAGCACGGCGACCGACCTTGTCATCGGTGCCATTGATTCCAGCGACATGGTTTCGGCTGCAGCTTCGTTGAACTCCACCGCCGTGGCTGCGGCCAACATCGTCTTTGAGCTTTCCGGGACCGTCACGGCCGCAGTGGTCAAGCTCAAGACGACCGCCACCGGGGCAACGGCCGCTATCGACATCGGTGTCACCTCGGATGGCACCAACATTGGGCCCCTGTTGGGGCTTCCGGTCGGTCGGGTCACTGGAACCGCCACGGGCCTCGAGGCCATCCGGGATTGTGTTCTTCGGACCTATCCCGAAGTCTTCTACTTCGGGATCATCCTGAACGTCATCCCGACCGATGGCGAACTTCCCGCCCTGGCCCAGGTCATCCAGTCCATCGACAAGATTCTGTTTTACGCCGAGTCCGATAGCGCCAAGGTCGCCGGGATCATGACCACGCTCAAGGCTTCGGGTTTCTCCCAGACCAGGGGGTTGCTCTATACCCTTTCCGAATCCCAGGCGCTCGACTTTGCCGCCGGATACGCCGGTCGGGCTCTGTCGACGGACTTCACCGGGTCTGGCACGGTATCGACGATGCACCTCAAGGACATCGTGGGTATCCCCGCCGACTCGGGATTGACCGAGACTCTTGTCACGGCCGCCCAGAATGCCGGAGCCGACGTGTACGCCGATTTCGGGGTTCCTAAGGTCTTTACCAGCGGCGCAAACCGGTATTTCGACGAGGTCTACATTGCCCTGGCCTTCAAGCTGGCCATCCGGGTGGCCGGGTTCAACTACCTCGCCACCACCGCCACAAAGATCCCTCAGAACGAAATCGGAATGAACGGCCTCAAGGGCGCCTACCGAAAAGTGGTGAATCAGTTCGTGGCCAACGGCGCCTTTGGCCCCGGAGCCTGGAACGGTACCACCTTCGGCAATCCCGAGGACTTCATCCGCAACATCAGCGACAACGGATACTACATCTTCTCGTCCCCCATCGCCCAGCAGACCCAGACCGTCCGGGATTCCCGGGTCGCTCCCCTCGTCCAGATTGCGGCCAAGAGCGCCGGGGCCATCCACTCGTCCAACGTCGTCATTTCCATCGAAGCATAAGGAGCAAGAATCATGGGACAAATGGCTCTGACCGGCGCCGACACGGTCATCATTAACGATTTCATCCTGACCGCTTTTGCGGACGGGGATTCTGGTTCTTTCACTTTCCCGAACAAGCTGTCGGAAACCAAGGTGGGAAAGAACGGGAACGCCAT